GTTAATTCAAAACCTAAAGTTATAAATTGATTTTGAGACATTGTTCCTAAAGTTGCTAAGTTTGCATCAGTAGGAGTAATTTGTAATTCAGCACCTGCTGCTGATTTAATACAAGCTGTTAACTGTTCTGCTCCAGCAAGCATTTTAAAACCAACTAAATTAGTAATTGCTGCGCCAAATGCACTTCCAACTGCTGCGCCTTCTTCAGCCATTCCCCAAAATATATTTGGAGCTCCTGCAAAAGCGTTAGCTGCTACTGCACCACTAAGAGATGTTCTACATTCAAAATATACTCTATCGCCTCTTGTTTGAGGAGTTGCATAGTTCATGTTACCTTGAACAAGTGTTCCATCATTTGCTGCACCTACTGCTGGATTATTTACTACTCCATTTAAACTTCCATCATTACCTAATGTAGGTACTGCTGCCACACAGTTAACTGCTGCTATTACAGACCAAAAATTGCCTGCTGCTGCACCTGCGTTGAATACGTGTTGATCAAAATCATCAATTGCGTGTACTTGATCTGGCCAGTTTCCAATATTTAAATTTTGGAGTGCTGGTGTTGCGCTTGAAAACATTACTGCGCCTTTAAAGTGTGTTCCTGCCATTTTATTTTTCCTTTTTTTTCCCAGTGTTAATTAGTATTGCAGTCTCTGGGTGCGTACTACTACACAAGCCTGAATACCCATAATAAATAATTTATTATATGTAGTGTGGTATTTATACAATACTTTTTAGTAGAGTGCAAGAGAGCCTAAGGTATTTATGCATTTCAGCGATGTAGCTTTTGATTAAGTAGCTACAGAAACTTGTGGAGTGACATCCTCAACTTGATTTTGTCTATGTGCAATAGCTGCTTCTTCCAGCTTGATGTCAGTAATGACTCTTTTTACTTTGTCATCAATCTTAACCATCTCAAGAGTATATCTATTATTATCTAGATGCTCCTGTTGCCACTTCAACTCCAAGGACCTTTTTTGTTTGTATAGGTCTTGTATCATCAATAACCTCCTCATAAGTTATTCGATTTATCTCGTTATTATAGTTGTTTCCGAGATACTCCCATTTTATACTCTTTTCTCCTAGCTTGTCAAGTATTGCTTTTTCAACACTTTCAGCCGTATCTTCATCATGCTCAATATTAAATTTAGCATAATGATCGTAAGCCCAGATATTTATGAGAGTCTTTTTCATTTACACACCTTTATATGTAATAAAGGGGCCGTTTTAAGGCGGCCCCTAAAATATTAATTACTAAATGTCAGATCCGAATATGCCTCTTGGATCAGAAAATCCAAATACATATCTTTCTCTAGCTTTGTATCTAACGTTACCAGTATCAAAGTCGCCTTCCATAGAAGTTTTGATAGGTGATCTAACGAAATGTTTAAGACCATTAGGTACATCAGTTTTAATGAACCATTTTTTATTAGAAGTTAAGAAGTGGTTAACTGTGTAACCTTCAGGAATCATTCCCATATTCTTAACTGCATTAATGTCATTATCTGCAGTACCTGTTCTACCTTCAGACTTCATAAGTCTGTCAGCAGTAAATTGAAGTGCTGAAGGAATAATTAATTTCATTCCTCTAGACGCAATTTTTAGGCCTCTTTCATCAGTCATAGCTGCGATGTCAATCAAAGCTTGTTCTAATGAAGTTTCGTTTAAGTCAGAAGCAACTGCTAACTCATTACTGAAAGTTCCAGCAATAGTTGGGTGATTCGTAGCAAATAATGCCACTCCGTCACCGCCAGCAAAGTTTGCATTGAAACCATTGTTCAATACAGCTGCTGCTTTAACTTGCTTAGTATTTGCCATAGATCTTGCTAACGCTTTTGTATATCTAGACGCAAGTCTGTCATACAAGTTATCTTCGATAGCTTCTTCTGTGATTGCAAACGCTAATGCGATTGTTTCGTTAGTGTAACGTGCTGTGAAAGTTTCTTGTGCATCATCAAACTGAACGCCTTGGCCTTCAGGTTTAACTGTTGCATTCGCAAAACCAGATAACATTACTTCTTCTTCGAAAGCTCTGTCAGATGATTCTGTGTCAAAAATTTCAGCATGCTCGTTAGCATACGATTTGTACTCTAGTCCGAATAAAGCATTCAAACCAGGTTCTAGTTCTTTAACTAGTTGTGCTCTTGATATAGCCATAGTTTATTTCTCCTTATTCGCTATTAGTTGTACAATGCTGAGGCTGGTTGAATAACAACGATAACTTGAGCGCCTGCAACTAGCAGATCGTCTTGTTCTTCGATGTTAGCATTTCTTACCAATCTAAACATTCCATTTGTTGCACTTGCGCCGTTAGTCGCTACTGAAAGAGTAATTCTACTCAGTCCGTCTATAGCGTCGCCATCAACTTCATCAATTGGGTTGAAGAAGTTAGTACTGTTAAGTAATGCTTGAGCTGCTGCGGCACCGCCAGCAAGAGCTGCATTTAGTCTAACAGTATATTCTTGTGCAGGGTTAGTATTTGCAAAAGCAGTGATATTATCACTACCTGTGTTGTAGTCTTTACTTGTTGTAACGCCAGAAACAACTGAGTTTGCAAAAGTTGGTTTTCCAGTAGAGTCAATATAAAAAGCTCCGTTGAAAACACCAGCAATGTCACCAGTTGCACCTACGTTATTTGCCCAAGCTTTTCCACCTACGACTCCGTCATCCATCGTTGCTTGCGCAGCGTTTTGTAGGAATCCTTGGTTACCTGCAGATTGTATATTTACAGGATCACCTTTGAAAGTAGATTTGCCAGGAGCAGTTTGGATTTGAAATTCAGACTGACCACCTGTAGCTGGAGTATTTCCAACTGTCATAGTCTGTCTAAAGCCAAAACCTTTTCTATCCGATTGTAGCATATGTTTTTTCCTTTATTGTGTACCTGCCCCGAGGGGCCTCCAGTACGGATTTATTTTATTTTGTTGGACTTAGAAATTGCTAAATAACTATTTCTTTGTACCACCAAAAGTTACACGAGTTTGCCTTTCACTATTGATTGGCATACTTGGGTGCTGGTCCTTCAAAAGATCGTTGTTGATAGCATCGTCTTTGTCTTGAGTCTGCTTGTCGTAATAAGCTTCGATTTGCTTTGCGATCTCTTCTGGTATCTTAGCCAGCAATAAGCCTCCTACTCCGATAATTCCCGCATACTTACCTGTGGTTTCAGTTGGAAAATCTTGATCTGGATAATCTTCAGCTCTCACTAATTCATATCCTTCTCTTAAAGATGCTGCTACGTTTTTCGTATCGTTGAATCCCATAGTTTCAGCTCTTATCCATCTGTGTCTATACCCTGCAGGTGGTTCGGGTGCATCGAGTGATGAGGGTGGAGTCCAAGTTTTTGTAGCTGTTGTTTTAGCTCTTGTTTGACTCGCACGTGAGGTTTTTATATCTTCGTTTTTCATTTTATGCTCCTTCCGTGATTTTTAATTGTTTTGCATAATCTTCTAATGGCACGCCTAGTCTTTTAGCAATTGCTACCTGTGATGGCGAGAGTTTCACAGTTTTATTTTTGCGTCCAGTTGAGCTCGAACGTCTAGCTGATGCTACATTCTGAACAGGTTTTGTTCTTTCTGTAGTTGAACTGTCTATCTTATCAAACTTATGGGGAAATTCAAGTCTTATTCTTGAATCTACTTCTTCATAATATTCGTCAGATTGAGGGTCATATCCTTCTTGTTCTACAAGCGTTTTATGTAGATCAAAGGCAGTATGAGTCATAGCTGAATCACTACCAAACCAAGAGTTATCTCTAGCCCAAGCTTCTGCTTTAGGGTCAGTTTGTTGTCTTCTTGGTGTAGGTGCTTGATATACAGGTCTTTCTTGTTTAGGAGCTTCTTCATTAAGTGTTTTTAATGCTCCTAATCTAGATGCATCTTGTGCAAGTTTAGCAATTTGTTCTTGTGCTGCAACTTGACCATCAACATCTCCTGCTTCAATAGATACTTTTAATGATTGTCTTGCGGCATCCATATTTGTAGTAACTCTTGATTCAAACTCTTTTACGTAAGATTTGTCTAAGTTAGAAAGTTTAGATTCCATTCTATCTTTATCTAATTTAGCAGCTTGAGCAAATTGAACAGCTTCTTCTCTCTGTCTTTCTGCTTCTCTCATTTTACGAGTTAATTTAGCAATACGTTTTTGAACGCCATCACTATAATCTTGTAGCTCATCTTTATCTTCTGGTTTTTTGAGTTTAACTTCTCTTTCGTTTTCAAAAGATTTATCTTCGGCAGGTACTTGTTCTACCTCAATAGTTTCTTCTACAGCTTCCTCTTGTTTTACCGGTTCTCCTTTATCATCAAAATCAATATCAGCGCCGACAGTTTCGCCAACGTTTACTAATTCTTCAGATGCTTTTTTTGTTTCTTCTGGCATAGTTCCTTCCTATGTTAAATTAAATGAAGAATAGATTCTGGATCTTCAACAGTTCCTAGAACTTCATCATCGTTAAGTAATCGCACTTCTCCACCTTCAATTGGTAATCTTGAACCCGCGTAACGTGCGAAGATAACCCAATCTCCTTTTTTGCACCAAGGTTCACCAAACTTATCTTTATCCTTGTATGCTAAATCTCCCATCTTTAAAACATAACCACAAGTGGTTGCAATTCTTGCTTTGTCTAAAGATTCTTGAGAAAATAATATTCCGCCTTTTGTTTTTTCTTTTGGTGTAAAAGGTAGAACTAAAATTCTATAACCAACAGGTGTTGGTAATTGATCTACTGTTTCTGTTCCTATGTTGTCTGGATGTAAAGGCTCTTTCGCCTCTCCTATATTTCTAGCTTCTTCTTTTTTTTCTTCTTCGTATTTTTCTTGAAGCGCTAGTTTAATTTTGGGTGCTTCTGTCTTTTCCGTTTCCGATGTCGATAACGTTTCCTTGCTCATCTTTTTGCTCCTTAGGTTTTAGCAGGTTAGAGATATCCTGTAGTGTTAATTGTATAGCGTGTGCTTGTCCTACTGCATAACGGTATTTTTCCATATTGTCAACCCCGCCTGCTAGTATTGAATCACCTATATTTTGTAATCTTTCAGCTAAACTTTTTTGTAGTTTAGATATTATTGTCATGTCGTCCATTACTCTTCTCCTTTTTGTTCTCGAAAATCTTCTAGCACTTTAAGTTTTTCTTCAGCTGCTGCAATCTTTTCGAATTGTTTATCTACCTCATCAATATGTTGTGGATGTTCTCCAATACCTACTGAATTTTCTAAATATATTTTAACAGTTGCATCTGCTTCTGCAATTTGAGCTTCGTATCTAGCCTCAAGAGCAGTTAGTATAGCTTGTTTCATTAACAATTCCACTTTCTAAGTGATTTAGATAATCTATCATCACCTGTATTATTACTTGGTTTTTGTCTTTTACGCATCCCGGTCATCCTCGCGCAGAAACTCTTTCTACGGTTAGCGGCCTTAGATCCTTTTTTTAATTTTGATGGTTTAGTTGTAACGGCAGTTTTTAATTTTGATCCTGGATTAGCTGCTTTGTAAGAGTCGACACCTTTTTGATTTAATCCACCCGATTTTGATTTACCTTCTTTACGCTGCCATGCAGCAGTCTTACCACCAGATTTAAAACCTGGAGCGTCAATCATTTTACCGTAATATTTTTTTAAACTTGGATTGGAAACTTTAGTTCCGCCTAAATTACCTTTTATATAACTACCAGTATATTTGGTGTTCGGCATTTTCATAGATTAACTTTGCCAGTGAATTTTTCCGCATGTAGTGCATTCTAATGGTGAGTAATTTTTTTTAGGTTTTTTCTCTGCACATTTACATCTTTTACCAAATAGTTTGTCTATTATTTTATTCCAAAGTTTTTTCATTATTTTTTATCTACTATATCAGCTATTTTTTTATTAGTATCAGAAAGTTTAACCTTAGTTCTAACATTTCTTTTACCTTCTTCATTTAAAACAGCAATAGTTTTATCTTTTGATTTAACTACGCTATCTTGAACATCTCTTTTCTTTTTTAAATTTTTTCCAACTTTAACAGATTTAATAGTATCGTAGGCTTTCTTGCCTTTCTTAAGCATACCATATCCTCTTAAAGCTATTCCAAAAATACTCATTACTTTTTAAATCCTTTTAGTGTTTTAGCAAATCTAGCACGTTGACCCATTTTGCCTGGTGCCTTAGCTGCTTTGTT